TTGGGAGCGGGTGCCGGGGCGGGGTCGGGCTTGGGAGCGGGAGTAGGGTCAGGTGCCGGGTCGTTGTCCAGCAGGGCCAGCTTCTCCTCTGCCGTCATATCCTCCCGATAGCCCTCGATCTTTGTCCAATCAAATGCCATGTCAAAAACCTCCTGCGTTTTTAAGTCTTCTCTGACTGTTAAAATGTGCGAAATTTTTATCCCGGCTTCTCTGCCGGTCTGCGGGTTGATAAGGCGGCTTCTCTGCCGCCGTGAAACAGATTGCTCCGTGTCAGCCAAGCTCCGGGTCGGTCTCGGGGTCTGTCTCCGGGGAGGCGGGAACAGGCGGGTCAGCCTCCTGCGGCTCCTTGTAGTCCCACTTCCGCAGATACTCTCTGGACTGCGCCACCACGTCCATCGGGTCGTTGAACAGTCCACAGGTAGCGACCGCTACCTCCGGGTTAAGACCGGCTTCCAGCATGGTCGTAAGGGCCTGTGCCTTGCTGGTCAGGTTGTCATGCTGGCGGCGGGTGAATTTGCACTCGATCTCAGCCAGCGACAGGTCAAATTCAGGCAGCGTGTCCCGGACGATCTTCAAAATCACCCGGAGGAACTGCTTCTCCGACTTCTTGAACAGCAGCTCGGTATCCCTCGCTCTCGCCTCACACTGGCTCCACCCGTCCCGCAGGAACACGGCGGCTCCCGTGTCGGAGGTAGAGGCCCCGCCCTTGGTCGTGGTGGGCATACCGCAGATAATAAGCACCTGGTCATACAGGTAGTCCACAAGGGTCTGTGTCTGCGTCTGATTAAGCTCCTGCGAGATAATGTCAACGTCCCCCTCCATTCCGTCGATGGATTTGAGGAAGATCGCTCCAAGCTGGGTAAACTCCTTCAACCGCTCGTCGTCCAGGTCGCAGTTTTTGAATTTGAGGAAGCTCTGCACAAAGGTCTCCACAGCGTCCAGCCGGTTGGAGGCCAGGGCGTTCATAGCGTCCAGCAGCGGGATTGCCGGTTCAAAGGAACCCATCCGCAGCATATTGAGGCGGTATTCGATAATGGGGATAAGGCCAAGCGTGTTGGCCTCCCACTTGGTCACGACCCCGTTCTTCACCTCGAAGTAATGGCTCTCGGTGTACCCGGCGCAGATCATGTCGGCGGTGTCCTTGCCCGTCTGAATGAAAATCTGCCGTACCGCCATCACCGGGCGGTGTCCGAAACCGGAATAGTAAACCACAAAGGTGTACCGGGGGTCAGGGGTGTCCAGCTCAAAGGGAGCCTCGTCCGGGGGAAGCGTTAAAGCCTTATCCGGCTGCACCATGCGGTAGCCCGTTCCGCAAATCGCCATCCATGTCGCCATGTCCTTGTCATGGCTGGCCTTGTCCTCGTAGAACATAAAATCGTTCAACCGGTTCACCTCGTCCGAGGACTTGTCCCGCTCTCCCCGGCGTACATAGGTCACAGGCTCGCCGAGAAAATACCCGGAGGTAAACAAAGTGATCTCCGAGGCGTGATTTTCCACGACCTTATTGCAGATTTCAGGCCGGACTTTCTTCACCCGGTTCAAAACCGGCTGCTCTCCCCGCATATAGCGGTACAGGTAGTCGATCTGAGCGGAGTTTTCACTGTGAACGGCAAGGGCCTTGGTGAGAACGTCCACCAGATTTTCTTTCGTGATCTCGGATACCGGAGTCACGATCTCATGCCGTCCGAACAGGCTGACGGCGGTTTTTGTCTCGTCCATATGAAAACCTCCTCTCCGATAATAAAAATAGGGCTACCGGCACGTTTTCCGTACCAGTAGCCCCTCGGCTGTTACCCCTGTCCCCTGACAGAGGCCTCATATTTTCGCTTGCTGCTCCTCTCCCAAATTTGCAACTCACCATTGTAAAACGAGATTTCTACGCTTCTCCTTCGGGAAAGGATTTCGTTGATTGTGTCGATTGCCTCCTGAGACAATCTGACTTCTGCCGGTTTTCCCACTGAAAACACCTCCTCGGCAAATTTATTCAAAAACAGTATAGCAAAGTATCTAATGCTTGTCAATATAATAATTAAAATATACCATTGGAGACTTACAAAGATTAAAAAGGCCGCTGCCGCACCTCAGCCTGGGGCCACCGAATAAACCGCAGCTCATTCTCAGCCTGACTCAAAACGTCCGGTGCGTCGTCGTGAGGAACCTTGCCCGAGCGGGTGTAAGTGGTCACTTCCCGCATAAACGCCCAATACTGACTTCCCCGGTCATAGGTGGAGGGGTCTTTGAAATAAAAATGCTTGATAATGCCGTCACTGGCAAACTCAATGCGGGTCTGCTTGTTGCTCACCGTCCGCTTTGTCCGCATGGATACCCGGCCTCCCATCGACTTCACCAGCGTGTCCACATCTCGGGCAAAATAGGCCCCGGCGTTATTGCTCTCAAAAATAGCGGTCACGGCCTTGTGCTCCACGATCTTTTTGGCGCACTCCGGCTTTGTCACCTCCGGGGGCGAGTCGTCGAAAACCACATCGTCTACAAACACGTCCTCCCCGTACACCTTCAAAATTACCATGGCGGTGCTGTCAGATCCTTTTTCGGCGGTATCACAGACCGCTACCACCGTATCGGGGCTTCGGTCAGGCGGCAGGGCAAAGTAGGTATTCAGGCTGGCCTTGGGGAACAGGAGGCCCTTGGCCTCAAAGGGTTGCTGCTGGAACTCACTCTCAAACTGTTCTTCACTCAAAAGCTCCCGCTGCTCCCGGAAATAGGCCGTGGTAAAGACCTTTTTCCCCTCCCGCTCATACTCATAATTGCTCTCGTCCGTCGTCAGGTCAAGAGCCGGTATCTCAATGGCCCTCCACGCCCAGCCCTCACGCTGGGCATATTCCTGAATACGTCCGATAGGGTCATAGAGGGAGTAACGGGTGCCGGTGAAGACCATGGGTGTACCCTCAATGGCACGGCCCATAATGTCTCCCGAGATGACCTCCCATTTGTCATCCAGCCGTTGCCGATTCTTGGCCTCCTCCCGGCCCTCTACACAGTCATCCAGATAGAGGGCGTTGGTGGCCTCCGACAAGCCCACCTGTCTTGCGTCGATAGAGCGGCACATGATCGTGGGAAAGCGGGAGCGGCTGTTCAGGTTGATGGTCTTGTTGTCGGCGTTGGTCTGTACCAGTCTGGCCTCCGGGAACACGTCGTAGAACAGATACTCGTTTGGCTGCTGTAAATATTCCAGGCACCCGGCATAAAAGCTCTTGACCAAATCGTCCCCCGTCCCCTCCATCAGCGTGGAGCGGTCAGGGAATTTCCCCGAGAGCATATTGACAAAATTGATACCTGTTTGCGACTTACCCGCCCGTTTCGGCATGGAGATCGTCAAAAGACGCAGTTTTTGGTCAAGCACGTCCTGAAACCCCTGCACCATGGGCCGGAGGTAATGCCGCCGAGGGGCGTAAAACCGTTTGTCCGGCTTCCTGTCCAGCTCCAAATAGAGCATAAAGCTGTCAAAATCATGGGGAGCGTCAAAGAGGAGACACCGCCGCCACTGTTCGTAGAAAGCCTCCGCCTCAGCGGGGCCAGCCGCCCGAAGCTGTCTCCGGCACCTCGCCCGAAGCTCCCGGTTAGCCCGGTGCGCCGCCTCAAAATCCTCTTTCTCCCACTCCCGGCACACCGAAAACAGGTCGGAATAGGCCCTTCTGTCCTCCGGGTGCCGGTCGATTGCCCGGTTGATCTCTTTTGCCAGTAAATTGTAATTCATAGTCTACCTCCAAACAGAAAAGGGGACTGCGCTTTCACGCAATCCCCTTGGATTGTAACTCCCGCCCTCTGCGAAAGCTGTTTATTCACCTTTTCTTCGCAAGCACCGCTAAAAATGGAAGTAACAAAATTGTCACAATCAGCAGCGGTACGCCTGACAATCTTGGAATAATAAACGCCAAGGCCAGCGCACCCACTACAAACAGTATCATGTAACCGAGGATGGTCAGTAAGAATTTCATTCTACCACCTTGCATTCGACCCAATATTGAGCACTGCTACATTCTCCTTCAATCGTGATGGTGTCTCCAACTTTCACCTGTTTCAAAGATTCCAACTGGTCTTTGTCAAATTCTGCTCCAATGTAAACAATGGTGTTGCCTACTTTTCGCACCAAAGTTAATTTAGCACCTAAATCGCTATCAAATAGGCCGATTAAACCGCCACCCTCATTAATTCCGTTGATTTCCGCAGAGAAACAGTAACGATTGCCCTTATACTGCTCATTGGCAACGATCTCGTTATCCTTATACGCCTGATACATCTCATCATAGTCAACCTTTTCCACAGAAGTGTCACCGTCAGAAAACCCCGCTTGCTGTTGACTGTTTGCAGGGTCAACCGGCGTGTCCTCGCCGCTCAAAGCCAAAGCGACGATCACGATTACGAAAATCAGAGTAACCGCACAGATAGCAGCACAAATCCCGTATACCGTTTTCTTCTTGGTCGGGCTTATATCTTTCTTTCCCATTTCACGCTACCTCCTTTAAACACTTACACCATTTATATCACCGTTTCCCATACAAGTCCCATTTCGTCCAAACACTCTTTGATTGCACCCCATATTTCCGTCTTCCCAAAACTCGCATCTGACGCCCTACAATATCTGGAAGTCGTTTGATAAGATATGTCAATCCCTTTCATCCAGAGCTTTTGCGTCAAATCTCCTACTCGGATACCGTGATTATTTAAAAGTATGGTCAAATTTCCAACCGCCATCAATACTCAACTCCTTCGTTTTCTCCGTCTAAAATCAATTCCTCATCATCATTTAATCCTTGAATAACAATTTGCGCATTTAAGGCATCAAGCCATTTTACCAATGTTTCGACTCTCATCCCCATACCCTCTTTACCTTTACGAGATAGAGGAACCGCTACATTGGCGGGATTGTCAAATCCCAAACGAGAAGCTAATTGACTTTGCGTAACTCCTTCTCGTTTAGATAATACCACTATCACTTCTTTAACCGTCATATCACGTTTCCTCCGATTTCAATATCGGCTCATGCACACCCTTGACCCAATCCATATCTTTCCCATATTTATACATACCTTCATAGAATGGGCGGTTATCCCGGATACTGCGAATGTTCGACTCACGGAAAGGCACACCTTTACGGGTCAAAAAACCGGCAGCGGTCAGACTATCGGCAATCTCCCACAAGGTCTTGCCTTCACTTAGCCCCTGAAACACGGCCTTGACGATAGGAACTTCGGCTTCATTGATAACCAACTGCTTGTTCTCAACCCGATACCCATACGGGCAGCGACCCCCGCTGTATCCTCCGGCTCTGGCCTTGATCCTGCGCCCCCCGCTTGTCCGGGTCGCAATATTTTTTCTTTCCTGCTCTGCCACGAAAAGCATAATGGAACGATAGATACCGCTTAAACCGTTGTCTTCGTCAAACTGCTCCGACACTGAAAGTAGTTTGATATTTTTCTTTTCAAGAACAAAGAGATAATAGAAATAGAGTTTGATGTCTCTCGCCATACGGTCAGATTTTGCTACAATTACCGCTTCATAAGGGGGATTGGTCACATCATCCTCATAAAGAATTTTATCCAACTCCGGGCGGTTCTCTTTCACACCGCTCACTCCCTCGTCAATATACCACCGCACAATGTTATAGCCATGATCGTTTGCATAAAGCAAAATGGACTGCTTCTGAGAGTCAATTCCAAATTTGTCATCTCCGACCTGACCCTCAGTAGAAACCCGCACATATCCTACTGCATTTTTGAACTCCATGCCTACATCTCCTTTCGCAGTTATATGTTATCATTTGTTTTTGCGATTGTCAATAGTTTTTGCGAAAATAACCTTTTTATTTTTGCGGCGCATTTCCCGCCTCACCCCCGCCCCGGCCCCGGCCCCA